CTTTTCCCTAAAATGTATAAATATTTTTATAGATGGCAACCAAGCTGAATTTTATTTGGTTGTCTTTTTTTATTGTTTCGTTGCTCAGTTGGTAGACAAATGTCCTGTGTGTTATGGAGGATACCGCCATGAACGAAGATAGAAAAGTGATCCCGGCTAAAGAAGTCAGCCTTGATATACACGAAGTAACAAATGAAGACCTTGAGAAAGAGTATGCCTATGCTCTTGCAACAAAGCTGATCAAAGGCATGCTGGATGCCGGCATTATTACCCAGGATGAATATGCAAAAATAGACACAAAAAACCGTGAATCTTTCCCTTCATTTTTTGCTCAATTAATGCCATGAAATCGTTGATAATACTACACTTCAGAGCGAATATGTCACCTGACGAAAGGAGGATGAGACCGTGACAACAATAACCAAAATTGAACCAATGAAGAAAGATACAGAGCAGAAACAGCGTGTTGCTGCATACTGCAGAGTTTCTACAAATAAAGATGACCAGTTGGAAAGTCTGGATGCCCAAAAGAAACATTACGAGCAGGTAATCAAAGGTAATGACCACTGGACATTTGCCGGTATCTATTACGATGAAGGCCTCTCGGCCATGAAGATGAAGACCCGCCCTGAACTTATGAAAATGTTGGATGACTGCAAGCAGGGAAAGATTGATCTTGTCTTAGTTAAAAGCATATCCAGACTGAGTAGAAACGTAACAGATTATCTTTCTATCATCAGAGATCTGAATTCGCGCGGCATAGGGCTCTTCTTTGAGCGAGAGAATATTAACACACGTAAAGAAAACGATGAGTTCATGTTGTCTGTACTTAGTAGCTTGGCAGAAAGCGAACTAGTATCAATCTCCGAAAACGAGAAATGGAGCGTCAAGCATAGATTCATAGATGGTAGCTATAAGCAAAGCATTGCTCCCTATGGGTACGTAAAGAAAGATGGAGAGCTAGTAATCGACGAAGATACAGCACCCGTGGTCCGGTTCATTTTTAATGAAGCGTGTTCGGGGAAAGGAGCACAGACAATTGCAAGAGAACTAAATGCCAAAAAAATACCTTCCATGCGAACTGATCATTGGAGTGAAGCAACAGTAAAAGGGATGCTGCAGAATGAACGTTATATTGGTGAGGCACTCTACCAGAAGACTTTCACAGATGATAACTTCAAACGCCATACGAATCGCGGGTATCGTGATCAGTATTTACACAACGATCATCACCCGGCAATTGTTACCAGAGAGCAGTTTGATAGAATCCAGGAACTGTTTGCACTTCATAGGAAAGAAAAAGGAATCGATCCTGAACATGTCAACTATCAAAAAAGATATACATTTACTGGAAAACTGACCTGTGGACTGTGCGGTGCACATTTGAAACATAGAATTTACTATGGTCGGAAGGTGGGTGGCTACTCAGTATGGGTCTGCTCAACTCATCAAAATAATAAAGACAAATGCTCTTTGAAGGCCGTTTCTGATGATGCAATCAAGGCCGCGTTTACAACCGTCGTAAATAAATTGATCTTCAGTAAAAATGATTTGTTGATCCCGTTTGTACATGCTGAAAAGGTATGTGATGCTGATGAAGTACAAAGGATCATTGAAATTATCGATCAGGAATTAAATGATAATTCAGTTAGAACTCAAAAGCTGGCTTCTCTTGTGGCAGATGGTCTCCTAGAACCAGTGAAATATCGTCAGGCCTTGAACGAATTGTTTGCAGAACGTGCCGAATTAAACGGAAAGAAAGATACGTTTACGAACCAAATTCAAAATAAGAGCCTCGGAATTTCTGAAGGTGGCAAGTTGCTAAAAAGAATCCGTCAAAAAGAAATGTCTGAAGTGTTTGATGATGAATTATTCACAGAGTGCGTTAAAACCGTACACATTTATTCCAGAGAAGAGTTTGGTTTTGAGTTTACTTGCGGATTGACTTTCAGAGAGGTGGTAAGCATGAAATGAGAACTATACCATACGGATATCGCATAGAGAATGGATTGGCTGTTGTTGAGGAAAATGAAGCAAAGATTCTGCAGCAGGCTTATGAATTATATCTGGCTGGGGATTCGTTGCAAGCAATTGCAAACAAACTTGGTATTGACCGAAATCCTAGTAGCATGTCAAATTTGCTGGCAGACAGGCGGTACCTGGGTACGGATTTCTATCCATCCATAATTAATAAGGAACTATTTGCTCAGGCCCAGAGAATACACCAGGAACGGAAACAACAACATGGACGACCACTATTGTCGGTTAAACCGACAAAAGTAAGCACTGACTTTATACGGGAACAAACTAACCAACATTTTGATGATCCATATGCACAGGCACAATACGTTTATTCATTGATAAAAGTAAAGGAGTAATGATTTATGGAAATGCGAAAAAATATAATGGTCATTCCGGCTGTTAAGAAGTATGGAAATACCGTTTCAAAGGAAGAGGTAAAAAAGCTAAGGGTGGCGGCCTATTGCCGCGTATCTACTGACACAGACGAACAGGCAACTAGTTATGACACTCAGGTAGCCCACTACATGGATTACATATCAAAAAATCTTTCGTGGAAATTTGCTGGCATTTATGCGGATGATGGCATCTCGGGCACAGGCACAAAGAAAAGAGAAGAGTTCCTTCGAATGATCGATGACTGTATGGCCGGGAAGATCGATATGGTAATAACCAAGAGTATCAGCCGGTTTGCCAGAAACACAATTGACTGCCTGAAATATATCCGGCAGCTAAAAGAAAAGAATATCCCTGTCATCTTCGAGAAGGAAAACATCAATACTTTGGATGCAAAAGGAGAAGTCCTGATCACAATCATGGCATCTCTGGCGCAGCAAGAAAGTGAATCACTTTCCAAAAACGTGAAACTAGGACTTCAGTTCCGCTACCAGCAGGGTAAGGTTCAGATCAATACAAAGTGGTTTTTGGGCTATACGAAAGATGAGAAAGGGAATCTAATTATTGATCCAGAACAAGCTAAGGTGGTTAAAAGAATTTACAGAGAGTATTTGGAAGGGAAAAGTTATGCTTCCATTGCAAAAGGATTGGAAAATGACGGAATTCCAAATGGCTCAGGCAAAAAGAGATGGTGGGATACGAATATCCGGCAGATTCTCATGAATGAAAAATACATGGGTGACGCGCTGTTGCAAAAAACTTATTCAACCGATGTATTGTCAAAAAAACGAATGAAGAATGAAGGGGCTGTTCCGCAGTATTATGTAGAAAACAATCATGAGGCCATCATCTCAAAGGAAATCTATCATGCGGTTCAGGCGGAAAATAGAAGAAGAAACAATTTGACAGATGAGCAAAATGTACATGCAGGGTACTGCTGCAAATATGCACTGACTGGCGTATTGGTCTGTGGCGAATGTGGTGCACCGTATCGTAGAATTGTCTGGAACGAAAAAGGGCGTAAGGTGCCAGTCTGGAGATGTAGGAACAGAGTGCAGAAAGGTGGCAATGCCTGTCTATCACCAACGATTCATGAAGAAGATCTCCATGCTGCCATAGTTAAGGCCATCAAGGAGGCGTTTGGCTCACGGGACCAGATGTTGAACAAGTTGCAACAGAATATCAATGCCGTCATTGGCGACGACTTAGAGACATGTGATTCAAAGCTAAAGGAACTACAGGATCAGTTGGTAAAGTGCATCAATGCAGGCAAAGATTATGAAGATCTGGCCGAGGAAATCAGAAGGCTTAAGCGGATCAAAGATATGACACTTGGCCAGAAGGCTGCTCAGAATGAACACGGAAAACAGGTTCAAGAAATCCAGCAATTTTTGGTAGAACATATCAATGAGGATCTAGAATATGATGACTCTCTTGTCCGGAAGCTTGTACATCGAATAGAAGTCAACAATCATAAAATCGTAGTAGAGTTCAAAACAGGACTTGAAATCGAAGAAACCTTATAAATATTATCGAAATTATATATTTCCTGCACTCCAAAAGTGCAGTTTTTTTATTCTGTTGTTTCACAATGTCTTGTCTGTTTTTGTGTGTTGTTGGTACAATGTTTTTAGTAGAAACAAATGGATCATCATAAAAAAGTATTACAATCACTAATTCACAGATAATAAGATTGTATTATCAGTAACTGTAGCCGTATGTGAAATAGGCGAATATAATTTAATTAATCTAACAGTAAACAATCGTGTGGTTGACAGATAGACAGTTGACATATAATAGAATCGCCAAATATTGAAGAACTAAAGCAGCCATTTGGCTCAATGTTTGGCGACATC